TCCGTGAGGGTATTTCTGAACTCCATCACGCCGCAGAGCGGATTTTCCACACCGAATTGCTGCATAATCGCCGTCTGAGTGGCCTTCACTTCTTGCAGCACCATAAGCCGCGTCATGTCCGAACCCTTCCCGAGGGTCGGATTAATCGACACGCGCATCGTGGGGTCGAAAGTGGAAGGATTGACGTTCGTCCATTTCCCGCGCAAATGGATAGTTCGCTGCGGGTTAGGGTTATTAACTACTTCGCGCAGCAGCCCCTGGAACAGCTGCTTCATTCCAGTTTCGGCTAGAATGCGAGCGCACAGTTCGATGCGCTCTTGTGCCCCCTGCACAATAGCATCGATGCCGGTTACGTTCGTTGATTGCAGAGCACGAGGATCGACGCCCTTCGACGCATCCGAAATGCCAGTCCTTGATTGCCGCAGGCCTTCCATTACTTCGAACATCTGGAAGACAGGTTGGCCGACGAATTGATGCGTAATTGACATTACGGCGGCAGCCGGATCGGTAGTAGTGCGAATTGGGGCGCCTATTTCATCGTTCAGAACGTCGTCGGTGTTAGTAACGGTCTGATTGAACACCGTACGAGGCCAAATAGACTGTGCGAGCGAATCCAGCGAGCCGCGAAGCATGTTGGTCTTGATGACTTGGATATCTTTTACCAAATCGGCTGGAGTATCGCCGATAAGAGTATGAGGCTCAGGATCAGGACACCATACAGCAAAATTCGCATACTGGACGACTTCATCATGGAGGATATGGTGATTGTCCCCGATGGTGGTGACTTTTCGGAGTTCGGCGATTCCGTCCCCATCTTTGTCAATGCGGATATAATAACATCCGTATCGAATATCCCAAGCATCGGTTAGGTCTCCTTCATCCAGTCCGCTATTACGGAACAAACGGTCGGTGGAGAAGTTGTCGGGCGATGCGCCAAGGAAGTCACTCAATTCTTCGAGGGAATACCCCATTTCGACTAGAGTGGATACGTTGCAAATTTGGTCGTGACCAATCAGTGGTGCATTCTCTACGTCTTTGGCCTTACGAGAGATACGGAATTCATCCAGAGGCACAGACACAACTTTGACCACGGGTTTGGACTTGACGAACCGCACCCGGAGACTTCGTAATATGCCGGGCATTTGCGGGTCAGTTTGCTGATCGAGCACTTCGAGAGTTGGATTCTCACTGGTAAGATACTGGAATTGCTCCATGGTAACGTTGGTGAATTCTTGCTCAGTAACTTCTTCATTATTATCCGTCCACCAACGCATAACACCTGTTTTGCACCGCAACGCATCCTTGATTACGTCGTGAAGAATAAGAAAGCCAGGGTTATCTTCCCACAGCACGTAATTCAAATAATCCGTGCACTGCTTGGCCATTTCCTCCTGGCCTTCGTAGTTCGGCACGCAATTACAGACACGCTCGGTGGAAGTGAATATACGAATAAGGGAGGGTAGAATAGCCATCACGGTATCGCGGAAATCGGTTGACACCGCGCTTGACTTCCCCTCACCTTCCTTGGAGGGATATTCGCCGTAAAAATAATGTATATTATCGTCTCGATCTGGCCCAAGAACACTCTCTTCAAAGCTCTTGGCGTCATCAATCATCGCACGAATAGCCGTGGCGTATACTGTTTCGTCCGGATCAGCGTGCGAATTAGTAGCTTCGTTCAGCTGACCACCAATAACGCCGTTATCAAATAGTGTTCCATCTGGCATGTAATTCATCTGATACTCCTCGGCGCATTATTCATGCGCTTGAGATTTCGTCGAAGCGCGCCGGAATTAATTCCGATCACGTTAGAGCCACCAATCATATTCGCAATCATATTGAAAGCTACACTTCCCACTCGGAGACTATCTGAAGCGTGTGAAGCCCAATTGTGCAGTGGCTTTCCGGTGCCTGTCTTGTGATAATTACGCAGCGCCATAAGTCCTGACTCGCATCGCACTTTGTCGAACCACATCATGCGGAGAAGTGCGCGCGTCGCCGAAATACCATCTTCAACCGTGTGCATCGGACACACGAATGTGTTGGGTAGCATCGCGTCTAGAACTTCCTTTCGACTGACTCCGGTGCCCAATTCGCGAGCCTTAATATCGTGTGGCAGAACATGGCAACCGTAAACATACGGCTTCGACTTAATTTGCCCGACGTAGAACTCAAGACCTTTACCAGTATTCTGAGTAAAGTCAATAACATGTAGTTCACGGCCACATTGCTGTAAATACCATATGCACGTCTCATCGTCGATGCCCAAATCCCAGCACGTGAATACCATAGCGTTGGGATCATAAGGTACTCCGGTGATTTGCCCAGCAAGAGCAATTTCGTTGAGGACTTCCCCGTAGTAACTGCCTTCTACCGGCGCGTCGAAGCTGCACATCATTTCGCGTGCGAACTCGTCGGCCGTCATATCTTTGCGCATTTCCTGCACTTCGACAGGATCAAGCGCGTCCGTTTCCGTCACGGGGATGGAGTACAATTCCCACTGATCTATTTCTTTTTCGGCTCGCTTTTTGAGTTCATGAAAGTGATCATCGCCCGCCGATGTACCCGAAATGACCGCCCACCCCTGATAATCTGCCAAACATGGACGGATAACAGAGCCAAGCATAGAAGGGTTAAGGAGAGGATACTCGTCAGCCACCACTCCATCGAAGTACAGTCCGCGCATTCGTTCATAAGCGGCACTTCCTCCGTATAAGTTTATCATGGCCCCGTTGGATAACACAATTTGCAGGTCGCCCTCCGTCACCTTCACATTAGGAAGGACACCTGTGTAGTGCTTGTAATAACCCCACACGAGGTCTTTCGCCTGCGCGAAGCTAGGGCCAATATATGCGTAACGAGGGGGTGGGAACGCGCGACGGTTCTCTAGGGCTTTACGAATTACTTGATTGCACAGCGCGACGGTCTTTCCAGCACGGCGATGTGCTACACAAAATATCCAGCGCTTCGCGCTAGCGTGCAGAGATTTAAAGTGCTCACGCGGCACATACGGAATAGTTATCCTTGGGGCTTCCTGCTCTTGTTGCAGTGCTTCTAACATCCCTTGCATATATCCGGTGGTCGCGGCGGGTAAGGAGGCAACGGGTCTACACGGCTTTCATTAAAGTCTCACCGGAGTAACGATTCCGAGCAGTCCAGCAATTACGTAGACTACTACTAGAACTACTACAACGATGAGCAGCACGCGAATAATAGTGTGGAAGGGAGCGGGAAGTGGTATTAGAGGCAAAAGCTGTTGAATAGCCCAAATAATAACACCCAGAACGATGAGAGTAAGCACTATACCAATGAGTGTCCCGATCATCGTCTTACTCCACACCGTTGCGCTTCTAACATATTTCGCGCTAGTCTACGACAGCTAACTTCTGCATTTATTGCGTCGATCTCCGCTCGCGTGTATATTTCTGGCGGTCGAGTAACTACTACTGCGTCTGGTACTCCATATAAAGCACCAACGTAAGAATCAGCGCCACGATTTCCGTAACCGTAAGGACCAATGGATGCACATCCCGTTAGCATCAAAGCCAATGGGATGGCTCGGAACATTATCTCGTGATTCCTTTCACGGCCCACATAACGGCCTCTTCGATCTTGGTGCGCGCGATGGATTTCTCGCGTGAGTCTTCGAGGTGGTCGAGTGCCTTGATGAACACCAAACCGGCATCTTTAATCATCGTGACGTCGGCTTTGTCCTGTTCAGACAGGGTTCTATACTGGTGACGCAGCGGGGAATTATCCGCGCGCTGATCGTCAGTGGAATCGAAACTTTCACGCTGCGCTTGACTCATCGGCAAGTTCTCCTTCGATCGTTTTGGAGTTATCACCAAGTTGAGTTCCATCTGCCCATTGAACAATGATGGTTCCTCCGGTGCTATTTTTAACGTTGAGCGACGCCGAATGACCAGCACCCCAACCGCGAGATTTTCCAATATTGGTGAGAACAAATCGGGACATAGTGTCTCTACGCGAAGGGTCCTGTTCGTCCGTTAACGCATCTTTGACATTGGCTTCTGCTATATCAACTAATCTATCCGCCGCCTCCTGCATTTCCGCAGTAAGGTAAGGAGATTTTTTAACGAATGCACGTAACCGAATTGATGTAATCTTAAGTAATTTCGCTGCTTCGGTCACATTTCCGCTGGCCATCCAAATGGCCGTCCGACATTCCTCCAGGTCGAGTGGAAGTTCGGACGGCCTTTCCGAATACGGCATGGTGGGCAAAGCCACCAAGTCGTTCGGAACCGAATGGTCAGGATCGTCCATTACGCCCTAGAAGCTGCTTCTGCCTTAGTCGCGGCTTCTGCCTTCTGGGCGTTATTACGTGCAGTTACGTTGACTGACGTTCTCGGGTTGGCCTCTTGTTCGTGCATTTTGGTCCGCGCGTCGCCTTGCAGCGGGTCCTGGGTTTCGCCCATTACACGAATGTCTGGGTTTGGATTGAGCGGCGGAACTAGAGGTGCGCCGGATGCGGAAACCAACATATCTATACCGATAGTCGGCGCGTTGTTGGCGAATACCTTACACGCGGGGACATCCGGGCCGGGGGGTTCCAGGGTTGCTGGGCCTGAGGGAACGCCTTGGTCATCCAAAGGCAGCCAGCCAAATGCGCCCGGCCAAAGCTCACCGATAAAATGGTCGTACGCGCCGAGCGGCG